CATTGATGGATCAGGAATCTTAGCGACGTATTTCTTCCACGCTGAGCTTTTATACGCAGCAGGCACAGCCGCGAGACAGGAGGCCGAAAAACCAGCAAAAGCCCCTAGAGCTTGTAGATGACAAGCAACATGTAGATATTGCTGATTGTAGGGTCCCACTGGATGGGGATGGTCCTCTCCAATCGTACCTCGATAGGTGGTTATCACCTGTTTCAAAGCATCAAAGAGACCTGGATTCTTGTTACAGACGGCATCAACCAACATGTCGTCCGAAGCACTCTGGGGTAAGTCGAATGTGTTCTTCAGCATGGCAATTGCCACACTATCAACAACAGTCCTATTAATCTCCTCTGGCTGAAAAGGCTCTGTTGAGTTCTCCATAGGGGGTCTAGCTGGAAGTAGAACCTTAAAATGAGTCAGTAATAGTCTGAGCCCTTGAAAGGCTGCTTTCGTGACCTTCTTAACCACCCGTGTCGGCTTCTCGCCTATTACACCCAATGCAGCCCAATACAAGGAAGGGACATGTGGCAAATGGGAAGATCCTACCATTTGCAAAGAAGCCGTAAAACAGCAGAATGTCCTTAGATATGCCATCGTCGTTAAGGTTGAAGTCTGAAAGAGAAGTTGTGTACCTTCCCCAATCTTTGCTTTCCTCTCAATAAAGGGCAGCTTATTCTCCACGACCTTCGTTGAAGCGTCAGTTTTACTAACTTGAATCATAAGCTGCTCACGACAATACTCCATAATCCCTCTCTCATCTCGTTGAGGCGGAAAGCCTACGTCCTCAGAAGAGACGTACTCATAACCACCCTTAGGCCCAGCTGACCAATCTTGCACCCATTGTGAAGCGGCACATGTTTTCCCGTCCCTCCATGCTTTTAAGATCTTGAGAGCATCCGCGCTCATCGATGACACTGATTCAGCATCCTTAGATTTCTTTGCACGCTGAGTCCATGTAGATGCATGCCATTCACAGGCCATGTACAGAATCCCAGTTAACATGCCTTCTCCACCATGTTGTACGATCTCTGGATCTTGAAGCTTACGATGCACCCATTGTAAAACGGTTGCACTCATCATAGCTAACAATGGATACGGAAGGTTACGATGAACTTCCTTAATCCGTATATGCCATGCTTCTGACGCCACAAGACCTACACCACGCAGGACATTGTAACCTCCACTTCTCAGTTCTTGCGGGCTGACCTCAGGTGAAAGCCTCAGTCCAACACCACTAACGAAACATACATCTCGATACACAGATGACTTTGTCGGCTTCTTATCGTATAACCCCACGAACGGCGGAGGCGGCTTCTCAGCTCCATCCCAACCTATCTTCTCCACTTGCGTGTTGATTAGCTTTTTCTCCACATACTCCAGATACATGCTTTCGTCCCTCGGCGTACTGCCTAAGGAGAGCAACACGTCCAAACCATGCGACGTCAGAACTGCCGCTGGTTTAAGGACAGGAAACTCATTCCTAACACGATCCTTAATAATACATGGGAAGAAGCCATCTGAACACAGCTCACGACTCTCCTCACTAATATCTTGTAAAGCCCAACGACGCACCATCTGCATTGCCTTAGCAGAAATCATAGGATTCCTCTCCATAAAAGGAATTGCCCATTTCATGAGAATCTCAGCTTGCGCTAGCTGAGAATAACCAAACTCATGCATTGCCTCTCTACTTGGATATATCTCCGATGCGACTGACGAAATTAGTCCGTTCATGGCGGCACATCGCTTACGCAGAGAACTGCTGAAACCAATTCTCCGCGCCATGGCGACGTGCCGCACG